TGGGGCTCTGGTGAATGGCTGGGCCTCACGCGCATCCGCGACCGCATGGCCGGTGAAGTGATTGCAGAGCTGGCAGCCACGGAAGAAGGCTGCGAAGCCATCACCAAAGCCCTATCCACACTTGCGCAGATCAAAGCACCAGAGGCTGTAGGCGCCATCTGGTCGCTGTCGGACGTGTGGGTCAAGACGCTAGGCAAAGAGCTGGAGCAGGCAGTTTCAAAAAGCAGGAGCAAGCAATGAAAGAGCGACCAATTTTGTTTTCCGCCCCCATGGTGCGCGCGGTGCTGGCAGGCACGAAGACGCAGACGCGGCGGGTGGTGAAGCCCCAGCCACCAGCCGACACGTTCCAAGTCACTCCCTATCACCACCCTGACAACCATCCGCGATTTTTCGCGTGGAAAGACGGATTTGGTGGCGCGGAAATGCACCCTGCTTGGGAGCCTATTCCCTGCCCCTACGGCCAGCCAGGCGACCGGCTTTGGGTGCGTGAGACGTTCGGTCACTTCGAGCGCAATGACAACTTCACGCCCGGCTGCGAGGTTTTCTACCGCGCGGACGGCGGGTGCCTGGAAATAGAGCCATGGCGCCCCAGCATCCACATGCCCCGCTGGGCCAGCCGCATCACGCTCGAGCTCACCGGCGTGCGCGTCGAGCGACTGCAGTCGATCAGCCACGAAGACGCGTGGGACGAAGGCATTCGACCAGGCGCCGACGGTCTGTACTCCTGCCCGAATGCCTCGTTTGCCGAGACGCCGGTAGACGCCTATCGCCAGCTCTGGGAGCACCTCAACGGCCCCAAGACGTGGGCCGAGAACCCGTGGGTATGGGTGCTCTGCTTCCACAGGATCGAGGTCTAGCGATGCCCACTCGTAGCGTCGACATCATGCTCAGCCGCCCCGGCATCTATGTCGTGGTCGGCTTCGGCCACCTGGTCTTCGTGGAGGTCGACGGCGCCGGACAGTGCCATCAGCTGAAGCTCAGCGACTACTCACGCGACGGACTGCTCTCGCCTGGGGGCTGGGCGCTGGATGAGATCCGCGTGATCCACGGACCATTCGCGAGGTGCGCATGAGCGAATCGCCATTTCGCAAGATGCCGACCTTCTTCGGCTCCCTCGATCCCCAGTACCGAGGTACTTGGCGAATCGACGATCGAAGCGTGAGTCGCGGTGTGTTCAAGCGCGCATGGATGGCTGCATCCGGCCTGCGCTTGCACGAGTCCGCTCCCATCGCCCGGATGCGCGGCGCCCGAGGTCGCAAGGCGGCACTGCTCGCGCGCCGGCCTCTGGTCGGCTGCGAGCACGAGTACAGCTACCACGAAGACACGCAGGGCGACTACATCTACTGGGAGACGGTTCGCTGGCTGGAGTGCGATCACTGCGGTGATCGACAGCCGGCGAGCTGGGAAGACGCGCCCGTCTACGACGACTACTGAGGAAACATGGACGACGACAACTTCCGCCGCACCACTGCGACGAATGGCGAGCAGCGAATCGACGGCGCCGAGCTGCTGCGCTCGCTCACAGATCTGGAGAAGACGTTGCGCAAGCTGAACAACACGCCAGGCGCGATCGACCGCATGGCGGCGAGCATCTTCGATCTGCGCATGCCGGCGAAGCTGTACGGCATGGACGTCATCGAGTCGCGAGAGGTGCCGCGCTATGAGCTGCCGGCGGAGTTGATGCCTGGCATCCCCTGGCCGCCCGGCTTCCGCGAGTCCATCAACCAGTGGTCGCGCGAGTTCCTCGGCACCACCAATCTCGTTCCGCGCGGGCACGCCTTCGTCATCGGAGGATCGCAAGTCGTGATGCGCAGCGAAGACGTCGTGAAGATCAGCAACCTCGGAGCCTGACACGATGCTGCTCATCACCATGCACGAGAACTTCGGCGCGTCTGCAGAGGCGATACGCCGCGGACGAGTCTACGCCGCGGCACAGCCATCCGGCTTCCAAGTTCAGTGCCAGCCGCAGCTGGCCAGCACGCCCTACTTCTTCGGCGTCAGCGCGTCGTAGGCGCGCTCGCAGGTCTCGCCGGCGCCGGCGGCGCGTTCAGCGAATCCAGCAACTCCGTCCGTAGCCTCGTCAAGCCTTCGACGCACGTCGGCACGCAGATCGGCGGCCGCTGAGGCTGCCGCGCTGCTGCTGGCAACGGCGGGATCTCCGGCGCAGCGCTGGGCGTCGAGAGCGGCGAGACGTGCCCGCAGGCGCTGACCAGCATCAGCGGAAGCAGCCAGAGAACGCTCCAGCTGCGCAGTCTTGACGTTTGCGACATCGACGGCCTCCTGTTGAACGCGCCGGCGGCGCAGGGATTCGGTCGCGGCTTCCGCGGCGCTGGCCGCGCGCTCGGCGGCTGCGACCTGCTTGGCCTGGTCGAACTCGGCGCGCACGCTGCGCGCCTGGTGGCGGTTCCAGGAACCCCACGCCAGAACGGCGGCGAGCGCCCAGGCCCAGATCGGCACGCGGCTGAGCGCGGCGGTGATCGGTGCGAGCTGGATCATGTGTCGCTCCTCATGAAGTCGGGCAGCTCGGGCAGTGGCAGCACCTGGCCCGCTAGGTCGTGCGTGCAGTCGCTCAGGAAGATCACCTCGCCGGGCTTCGCGCCGTTGCAGCCGACGAAGGTGTGGCATCGCAGCGGCACCGGCTCGGGCAGCGGCTCACCGCGCATGTAGGCGGCGTGCTGCTCGTCAGTGAGACGCTTGACGCCCTGCACGAGCACGCTCGGGCCGAACACCGGCTTGTCGACGTCACCGTTCCAGGTCCACCGCGGGCCGGGCCCGTCGCCGGTCCAGACGGTGTGCGCCTCTTGGCAGCCCTGGCACCAGTACGTCAGGCCGCCGCCGGCGACGCTGCGCAGGTGCTTGGACAGCTGGCCCATCACGCCCACCCTTCGCGCCGTTGCCGAACGCGGTTGGAGATCACGAGCCAGCCCACGGCGAACAGGCCAAGCGCCAGCAGCACCCCTGGAGGGACGCCCACGAAGTCGGCCACCTGAAGGGCGGCACCCTTGATGGTGGCCAGCGCGCCTGACGCTTCCTGCACCTGGTCGGCGACCTGGGTGACCGCCGTCACGCCGCCAAGCCCCACGGCCGCCGCGCCACCGGCGTTGATGGGGCTGCGGGCAAGGCTGGATTCAGACGCCACCGCCTGCGGCATGCGCTGCTGCACATCCTCCGGCTCCGGAGTCATGTAGATGCCGGCCTCGCGCTGGCGGCGAGCCTCGAGCACCGGATGCACCTGGAGCGGGGCACCCGGCCGGGGGCGGTACTTGTTCCAGAGCCTGAAGGCACGCGCTGCGCCGGCGTAGTCGCCCTTGCGGTGCAGGCGGATCATTGAAGAGCCGCGCAGGCCCGCCAGGCCGATGTTGTACGCGCAGAGCACCAGTCCGACCAGCTGAAAGGTGGTCGCGATGCCGTCGACCATCTCCAGCACCTCGGCCATGTAGCGATCGATCTCGACGCTGAGCATGCGGTCCATCTGCTCGCGCGTGATCGGCGGGTCGGAGAGCTTGACCTTCCGGCCGTCTAGGTACGTCGTCGCTCCGACGCCGATGGTGGGAACGCCAGCCTCGCAGCGATACGGCTTGAGGCGTTCGCCCTCTTCGGACCGGAGGTGCCGGTCAATCTCGCGCTTGGCTAGTTCTATGTCTGCCATGCTGATATAACTCCTGTATGGCAAAGGTTGAAGAGTGGCGATCGGTAGAGTCAAAGGGGCTGACTTGGCTTGTGTCCACCAGTGGCAAGGTCAAGGCGCCTGCGCACACCACCACATACACGCGTACCCGGCTGGGAAAGACGGCCACGTTCAGCAGCACGTTCCCGGAGCGGGAGATCAGCCCGTACACGGCGCGGCACGGGTACCTTGAGGTGTCCGTGTTGAAGCACGGGAAGAGGGTCAAGGAGCGCGTGCATCGACTTGTCGCCCTGGCGTTCGCGCCGGGCTATGCCGAAGGGCTGACCGTGAACCACATCGACGGGGACCGGCTGAACAACCATCCAAAGAACTTGGAGTGGGTGAGCCTCGCCCGCAATACGCAGCACCAGTGGGAAATCGGCCTGGTCGACCTCCGCGGCGAGAAATCGCCTCTGGCAAAGCTGACCAGCAAGCGGGTGGTCTACATTCGCCGGCTGCTCGCGCAAGGCATCCCGGCTCACACCTTGGCCATCGTCGCGGGCGTGAGCCACAAGACCATCGTCAAGATCCGTGACGGGACTGGCTGGCCCACCGTCACCGGTAAGCGAGCGCTGGTGCCGTGAGGTGCACGCTCTACTCATCGCGAACCTCCTTCGTCAGTTCGAACAGCAGCGCATCCGCGCCGCGAATCTCGTCCTGGGTCATCTCGCGCCGGCGGTCACCGCGGCGCAGGATCTCGCGGCAGGACACCTCGGGCGCGTAGTCGAGCAGCTCGACAGGCGTGCCCGGCAGCGCTGGCGGTTCGGCCAGCTCGACAGTGCGGCCGTGGAGCTTGGCCACGCCGCGACGCCCGTCCCAGAAGAGACGGGTCCAGTACAGCTCTAGGCTCATCAGCCGCCCTGGTCCGGGCCCTTCGTGAAGGGCAGGCGGCCGTCCCACTTCTCGGCCAGCTTGAGGATTGCCAGCGAGCTCGACCAGGCGGCGAGGAACGCGAAGAACTCGACGGAGTCGGTGCGTCCGGCCAGCAGCTTGGACGTGAGGTAGTAGCAGCTGTAGCCGAACGCCAGCAGCATGATGAAGCGCGCCGTGGTCGGGCGCTTGGTCTCGTCGCAGAAGATCTGCGCGATGTCGAAGTCATCGCGGCGCTGCGCCAGCAGCAGCGTGTAGCCCACGATCGATAGCATGATGACGAGGATGATCAGCGGGATGATGACGCCGATCGTGACGCTGGCCAGCAGCGCCTGAAGGTAGGAGGTGGCTTGCTCAGCGTTCATTGGAGCCTCGTGGAAGATCGCGTTGCTCGAGCATCTTCAGCCGGTGCTCGTGGACGGCGCCCTGTTCTCGGGTGAACTCCACTGAAGAGAAGACCCAGCCGACCCACGCGCACACGCCGATCTGAACGATTCCGAGCAGCACTGCAGCAGCAACCCACGCGCCTCCGGAGCGATTGATGAACTCGCGTGTCTCCTTGCCAAGCTCCTGAACGGAAGTCGATTGCGAGTCGACGCGTTTCCATAGCTGCTCAATCTCCGTCTGCTGGTGAGTGGATTGCTGCTGCATCTGCGCCATGGTGCGGTCGATGGCGAGCAAGTTGTCGACCTTGCCTTCGATGCGTGTGATGGCGTTGAGCGCGTTCTCGACACGCTGCGTGAGGAGTGCCAGATTGGTGGCGTCATCGGTATCTGTCGGCATGGCTGTTCCTAGGCGAAGATGAATTCGGCGGTGTCCGGCGCGAAGTTGGGCCCCACGCTGCCGGCCACCGGAGTGACAGGACTGCCGAGCTCTCCCCAGAAGAGAAGGTTCCCGGCGGAAGACGCATCTTTCCAGCCGCCATGCGTGCACACGCCCCAGTCGCCCGACGGCGCGGGGTGCGCGACAGCGACGTTGTTGGCGACTCGGCCGCTCGTGCCGGTGCTGGCCACGGTCGTCCCCGAGCCCTGCGTGCCACAGATGGCGGCCAGCGAGTTGGCCAGCGGTGCACGCGCATACCCGACGCCGCCGCCGACTTCCGTGCCGCCGCCGGCATTGCTGGGCGGGCTCGTGTAGAGCGCGTGGTACATCGTGCCCGGCATGGAGAACGCCTGGCCGCGGAAGATCAAGTCGATCAGCTTGTTCGCCAGGTAGTTGCTCATTCCGCCGGTGAGGCCCAGCGTGAACTTGATCTGGCTGATGGCGAAGCTGATGGGGTCGCCGTTGCCGAACGCCAGCGGCGTCGCGAGCCGCCACACGAACCAGCAGTTGCCGCCCGATGACGCGTCGAAGAATCCGATCGCCGTGAGCGTGCCGGTCCCGCTCGCAGTGCCGAGGTTGACAGCGCCGTTGTTCGACGTCGCATGGCTGGTGCCGGTGCTGGCCAGGGTCGTCGTGTCGCCCTGCGTACCGGCGAAGTTGGCCAGCGAGCGCGTGACCGCGACCCGACTGAGACCTAGGCCGGTGATCTCCGTGACGCTTGCGTCCGTGGCGGCGCTCAGCGGCGTCAAGTACCAGTCGGTCGGCAGGCCCATCGACTGCCCGCGGATGAAGTCCGCGAGCTTGTTCTCGCCGTAGTTTGTGAGTTGGCTCATGTCTGTCGGCTTTCGTTAGCCTCCGCCGCTGCCGCCGGGGCCTGCATCGAAGAACGTGAAGAGCTGCAGCGTCCCAGCGTCCTGCACGATCTCAGTTGCCGCTTCGCGGATCTCGAAACGCACGAATCGGATGGCCTGGCGAGGATCGCTGGAGTCGACGTAGTGATTGCGCAGCTCCCACACGCGATCGACGTCGAGCGTCTGCCACGTGTCGAGCGTCCCGGTGAACTCGTTGTCGCTCGTCGGCCAGTCGGTCGAGAGCGTGAGCGTTGCGCGGATCTCGTACTGGCCGGCGAGACTCGGCTCGATCGGGCCGTAGAGGTTCCACTGGCCACCGGGCAGGTAGTTGAGGGTCACGCCCATCGCCAGCACGTCGACGTGCAGCGCGCCGTTCTTGTCGAAGGTGACGGTGATCGCCAGGTCGGTGGTGTCGACGGTCGAGTTGGTGATGGCATCCCATTCGGCGTCGTCGATGCGGGGCACCACGAGGAGCCCGCCGCCGCCACCCCCTTCGGAGTCGCTGTCGTCAGGATTGCCGATCGGATCCTGGATCTCACCGGGACCAGGCAGAAGCGAGACGTCGGCAGCGTGCACGCGCTCGTCGTCGATCACGCCCGTCAGCCGGTACAGCTGCACGCCCTGATCGTCACGGCCACCGTCCTCGATCGCGATGATCTTCACGAGATCCTTCGGGCCTAGCAGGTACTTGGTGCGCTCGGTCAGGCCGTCCTCGACACTGATCGTGAAGCCCGGCGCCGTTGCGAGGATCACCTCGTAGGGATTACTGCCAGGCGAGACAAGGATCTCCTGCGCAGGGATGCCATCGGGCTTGATGAGCGTGATGTAGAGCTCGCCCAGCGAGTAGTCCGGCTGGTCGCTCAGCTGCAGCACGTTGCCGGAGACGTTCACGACATCGCCGCTGGTGCCGTAGCCCCTGACGTCGCCCACGAAGTCGACGGGGCTCATGTAGGCGGGCAGCATGCCCTGCATCTCGGTCGTGAACTGCACCTGCCGCGTGCGGTACAACAGGTTCGCGGCCTCGTAGCGCCCTTCCCGTTCGGCGTGCTTGGCGCCGACGACTCCCTCGATCCGCTTGCGCACTGGATTTGTCGGAGACGTGACACCAGGCAGGGCGCACTCGATCTCGGTCCATTCCCACGTGCGGTGGTCCTGGTACTCAATGACGATCGCGTCGGGAGTCTTGCGCGTGCGGTGCGTCTCGTTGATCTGCATGCCGGGCTTGCAGTTGCGCGGCGCAAACGCTGTCACCGGAACAGTGACCAGCTCATCGCGAGCCACCGAAAGAACGCCGTTGCGGCGGAACACGCGCGACCGGCAGGTGCGCGCGATCAGCTGCAGCGCATCCCACGCCGAGGTCGCGCTGTCGAAGACCCAGTCGAATCGATCCTGGCGCTCATCGCACAGCAGCGCCAGTTCGTAGAACGATTGCAGGTCGATCCGTTCGTCTGGCTTGTTGATGCCCCACGTGGGCGAGGTTGCCAGATCGAGCATCCACCACGCCGGGTTGCGGATGGCGTCCTCGATGTCCCATCCGCCGCCTGGTGTCCACGTGCGGCAGTAGCCCTGCACGATCAGCCGAAGGTCTCGGCTCGAGAGGTTGCTGAGCTGGCTGCTGGCGCGCATAACGACTTCGTAGTGCGCCGTGTCGGCATTGAGCGGGGCAGGCTCGGCGAGATAGGCGCGCAAGCCGATCCATGCGAGTTCGTGCAGTGCGCCTGCGGAGGTGTCCTGCACGTCGGTACGCACCACGCGCACTTCGACGCGCTGGGCGGTAGCGAGCAGAGGTGGCGAGCCGGTGCTGAGCTCGTACCGGTAGGACCAGCGCTGCGGCGTCGCCGTGTATCCCGTGCGACTCTCAGTGGCCAGCGTCTGCCACGGCCCAAGCACCTGGCCGAAGTCGTTGATCGGCCGGAAGTCGACGCGCCAGCTCACGGTGCGCGGATCACCGCCATTGCCGAGGCCTCGAGTCGCCGCGATGTCGATACCGATGGCCGCGCAGGTACGCTGCGCAGCGCATGCAGCGAAGCCGCCGACGAATCGCCCCGACTCAAGGATCTGGCCAGAGACTTCCGTGGCGGTCGTCACATTTGCCAGCACACCAGTCGGCGCGGTGCCGGGCGGAAGATAGCGAGCCACCAGCACATCGCCAAACCGGCTGATGGGCGTGTTGGCGATCTTTGCGATCACGTCGTAGTTGCCGACGCCGACCGCGTAGAGCGCATAGAAATACTGATCGTGGTCGAGGTTCGCGTCGACCGCATCAGGCCGGGCGCGATATTCGTAGTAGGGCTGGCAGGCGAAAGGCGGATTGATCTCGCGGCGCCCGCAGATCTTCCAGATCGGCTGGTCAAGACGCGCCTCATTGCCGCTCAGCGATGCTGTGAAGTTGTCGCCAGTGCGCTGCGGAGAGTTGCGCTCCTGCTGTGTAGGCGGCAGCAGCAGGTTAAGAGCAGTTGATGCAGCGAATGACGCAGCGAACAGCTGAAACGGAGTGAGCCCAGGGAAGAAGTAGTTGATGGCGACGATCGCGGCGATCTGCAGCACGCCGCGCAGCGTGTCGTTGTCCTGCGGCACGTCGTACCACTCGATCACATCGCCGTAGAGGGTCTCGCTCTCCCAGCTCTCGCGCAGCAGCCATTCGCCGTTCACGCGGCACATCAGCACGCCCTTCGCCTCGGGCGCGAGCGACGCGATGGTGATGCCGAGCGGAACGGTCTGCATCTCGCTGGCGCGCAGACCGATGAAGGGGTTACGCGCCACGCCGCTGACAGGTGGACGCTGGTTCACGATTGCTGTCTCCACAGTTGAAAGGCCCTGCCCTCGATGGCGTGCTGCCACGGCTCGCAGACGACGCCGCACGCGTGCGACGAGTGCAGGACGTTGAGACGACGGTTGGCGCGCACCACCACGCCGACATGCAGTTCCCCCGCGCCGTCGAACACCACCACGTCGAACTCGCGCGGCGAGAGATCACCGTGCACCGGCCGAAAGCCACTGACGGCAGCGGCTTGCTTGATGGCCGACACGTTGGCCGCCAGTACCTGGTCGGCCGAGCCGGTCTCGACGATTGGGAGATCCACTGCGCGCTGCGTGCGAAACACGTCTCGCACCAGGCCCCAGCAGTTGAACGCGCACGGGCCATCCGCGCCGGGTGCCCAAGGCTTCCCGACGTACGCTGACACCCAGGAGCTCATCGCTTCAGGCCGGGATACTCACCGCGCTTGAACGTGATGCGCGGGATGCTGTCGGAGATCTCGTCGTCGTACGAGGCGGTGATCCGAGCCGAGCCGCCGCTGATGGTGCTGAGGGTGATCTCGAAGCTCTGCGGCGGGTTGATGGCAGGCTGGCTGAGATCGTCGCTAACGTAGGCGCGCTCGATGATCTGCCAGGTGCCCGTCGATCCTCGGGCGTTGTCGAACGCGTTCTTGAGCAGGCCACCGACGTCGGGGCGCATGAGCGTCACGGAAGGCGTCTCAGCCGTATCCGACTCTTCGGGGCGCGTCATCTCCAGCGGGCACGCGATGAAGAGCACCTCCTCGAGCGGGTTGCGCGGCGCATCAGCCTCGAGCGTCGCCGACAGGTCGACGACATCGTTCACGAAGCGCACCGGCTCTGCCATGGTCGGGTGCCAGATCTCATAGGCGTAGAGGTGCACGCGGTTGACGTACGCGTTGGCAACGCCCTCTTGCCATGCTTGGGAGATCGTGACTCCGCGACGAGTGATGTCAGGCATGTTCTGCGCCGATCAGGGGGTGTACCAGGCTGTGAAGCCTGCGGGGGGCGAATACTGGAAGGGCGTCGTCGCGCGGAGTGTCGCCGCGAACAGTGCGTCGATCGACGAGCTGAGCCCAAAGCCGATCCAGAACTCACCGGGCCCTAGCGTCGCGATCTCGTTGCTCAAGGTGGAAGGGCTGCCGCTGAGCAGCCAAACGCCGTTGACAGACAACCACACCTTCCCGGTTGAGGTTTCGACGGCAACGCCGACCGTGTCTCCGTTGACCAGGGTATCGACCAGATCCAGGAACGACCCTTCGAGCCAGACGACACCGTCCACCGCCACGGCAACGGAGTCGCGCGGGCTTTCCGGATTCGCTCGCGAGATGCCTGCGACGACGTACGCGAGCCCGATCGGGTAGCTATCGAATGCAAGCTGGATCTCTCCGTAGCGATTGCCGGTCGTGACGCTGTCACGCGACACTACGTTGGCCTCGCCGGCGCGGCCAGTCGCCGTGTTGTTGCTGTTCGTGAACGTCCAGTAGGACTCCAGCGTCTCTGGATCCTGGCCGGAGGCGGTGAGCGTATTCCACGGCGAGAAGGCCTGCGGCACGGCGATCACCGGAACACTTCTGCGGCGCACCTCGCACGTCGCCGTGACCTTCCAGTAGCCCTTGCCCTTGTAGACCCAGCGCGGCGGCGCGATGAACTTGCGCACCGCCTCCACGAGACCGCGCGGCAGCGGCCACGTGGCGTTGAACCAGGCGCCGCCGTAGACGAGGTCGACTTGCCAGAACTGGTTGAACTGCTCGGCCTGATAGCGATTCATGGCCGGGAACTCGAGCCGCTCGTACTCGATGAAGTCCGTGCTCTGCGCGCGCGCATACAGTGGGCGCGCTTCGTCGGAGAGCTGCCGGGCCTCGTCCTCGCTGATGACGCTGACCAGCGGCGCCGGCAGGAAGGCCGGGTAGTTGATGGCCATCAGGCATAGTCCTCGAGCAGATCCGCGCTCACGCTCAGCGAGAGATCGGTCGGTAGCGTGACGATCGAGCGAACGTCACGAAGAGCGGCGCTGGTGGACAGCGCCAGATCGACGCCGCTTGGTGCGTCGTACTCCGGATCCCCGCTCATGAAGACGCGACCGACTAGGCGGCCACGGTTCTTGGTCTTCATGGTGATCTCGAACGACAGCCAGCGTGCCGTGTACCAGACGGTGAGTCCGTCTGCGTAGAGCACCTCGGCGGCAAACTGCCGCTCTCCAGCGCGCAGGATGTAGCGATACCAGTTGTCGATCGCCTCGAGCTGCGAAGCGCTGAGAAACCATGAGACGTCGTAGATGTGCTGCGGCGCGCTGCTCACGCGTCGCGAGCGGCTCGAGCCCACGGTGAACTTGACGCGCCCGTACATCGGCAGCTGCTCGAACGCATGGCCCTCAAGCTGGAAACGCGGCGTGCCGGGCGGCGTCTTGATGTTGGGAACGCTCATCCGCGCCTCGCGAGGTTGCGACCTACGCCGTATGTCGCGCGCATCACGCGATCCGTGCTGCCGCCGCTGGCCATGCGGCGCTCCATCTCATTGACGGCGGCCTCCACGAAGATCTTCAGGTCTCCACCAGGGCCCTCTTCGGCGCGCACCTGTGCGCCGGCGCTGTTGTAGATCTGGATGTTCGTGCGGCCGCCGCCTGCCGACTGCCCGCCGGCGGCCGGGTTGTACTTCGACGGCACCACGGCCTCACCCTTGTGCAGCGTTGCCTTCATGCCGTCATAGGGCACGTAGTTCGTTCCGTCGGCCAGCGCCACGGCGGCGAAGGGGTTCTCGATGAAGTCATTGCCAGCGAAGACGCTCGAGAAACCCGAAGCCAGGCCGTCGCCGATCGAGTTGCCACTGATGCTGGCCAGCGCCGTCGCTGCCGCGTTGGCAGCCGTGGTGAGCGACACCATGGCGCTGGTGCTCTGCGTGATCGCCGTCGTCTGCAGGCTGGTCGCGGCCTGGCTGCTGAGCGCGCCGGTCTTCAGCGTCTCCGCGGCGGTCGACGCGAGGTCGAAGCTGTTCTCGTAGTTGCGCGCCGACGGATCGCTCGACGTGCCGCCGAACGGCTGCAGCAGGCCTCCGTTGATGCCGCCGCGCAGCAGCCCCTTGAACGACTGCTTCAGCGGGTCGGTGATCAGGAAGTCGACGACCGAGCTCTTGACCTGGTCGACCACCTGCTTCGCCAGATCGCGCAGCTTGGTGGCTTCCTTCACGGCGCGGCCGAACGCGTCGCCCAGCGAGTCGCCGAGCGAGTTGGCGCCTTCGCGCAGCCGGTTGATCGTCGGGTTGACGTTCTCGGCGGCCTTCGCGTACTGCAGCGCCAGGTCGGCGGCGAACTGCTGCACGCGCGGATCGGTCGACACGGCAGCAAGCTCGGCGGCCTGCCGCGCGAGCTCGCCGAGCTGCTCGAGCGATCGCTGGCGCAGCAGGTAGATGCCGGTCTCGGTGTCGCGCAGCTCCTGGCCGGACTGCACGGCGCGCAGCGTGAAGAACTCCTCGAGGCGGGATGCCTCGGCGCTCTGCAGGGAGTTGCGGCGCTGCACCTCGGCCAGCTTGTTGGCCACGTCCAGCGCTTGCTCCTGCCGGCGGATCTCGTCGTCGCTGATCGCACCCGGGCGGCCGGCCGACTGGCGGCTGAGGATGCGCGCCGCCTCGATGGCTTGCGCGGCGCGCAGCTGGGCGGCGCCGTACTCGTCGCCCTGCAGCTGCAGCAGCTGGGCCCGGTACTCGACGACGCGATCGCCGAGCTGCTTGTAGCTGCCCGCCTCTTCGATGTTGGCCAGCACCACGGCGCGCTGCCGCTCCGCGACGATCTGCTTGGCCTGCTCGTTGAGGCTGTCGATGTTCTTCTGCGCTTCGACAGCGGCGGCCGGATCCTTGCCCTTCGCCTCCTGCAGGAACCGCTGCTGCACGCCGATCTGCGCGTCGATCGCGTTGAGCTGGGCCTGCGTGTCGCGCTCGGTGGCGTCGCGCTTGGCCGCGAAGTAGGTCTTCAGCGAGACCAGGCCCTGCTGGTAGATCCCCTGCAGGTACTGGTTCTGGAACGAGTAGGCGTCGCGCTCGGTCTTGAGCTCGTCGGTGATGAACTTGATGGCGGCGTCGCGCTCGGCCTTCTGCAGCTTCAGGGCGTCGCGCAGCTTGCCCTTGTCGGTGAAGTCCTCGCGGATCTGGTCGAGGATCTCCTTCTGCTGGGACGCCGGCACCGGCTGGCCGACCTTGTCGAGGTCGGCGAACTTGCGCTTGGCCTCGTCGAGCGCCTTGTTCAGCGACTCGACCGACTTGGCCTTCTTCAGGTAGCCCTGCACGAACGCGTCGGCGCTGACGGCGCGCTTCTGGTCGGCGGCGGCTTCGGCGATCGCGGCGGCGGCCGCCTCCTGCGCGGCCTTCGAGCGCTGCAGCAGGCGCACCTGCTCGTCGGCGTTCTCGACGGTGGTGGCGCGGTCCGCCGGCAGGCGCGCGCGGCGCTCCGGATCGAGCTGGGTCTGGGAGACTCGCTCGGTGCCGACGTTGCGGGCCCGCTCGGCGGCCTGGCGGGCCTTGTCGATCTTCTGCTCGATCGTCTCGGCGCGGCCGATGTCGAACGCGGCGTCCCAAAAGTCGGCCCACGCGCCCTTCACGGTGCGCAGCGTGCGGTCCAGCAGGCCGAGGTTGGGCTCGAGCGCGCGCAGGCGCTGGTTCAGCGCGTCGTAGACGACGGCGAGCGCGTCGGTGGTGCGGCCCTGTTCCTGGAACTCCCGGATCTGGCGGAACTGCGCCGCCGACAGGAAGTTGTAGGTCTGGTTCAGCTTCGTGGCGCCGGCGGTGACGTCCTCGCCGAGGCTCGCGAACTGCTGGGCGACGTCCTTGGCGCTCTGGCCGGTGGCGGCGCCGAAGCGGGCGGCAGCCTCCGTGGCGGCGTCGAAGTTCTTCTGCGAGATCTGACCGGTGGCAGCCAGCGCTAGGCCGTACTCGCGCGCGGCGGAGACCAGCACCTGGCCGCTCGCGGCGACGGTGCGCGTCAGCGAGTTGAAGCGGCCCTCGGTGAGGCCGGCGAAGTTGCCGGTGAGCGTGACGGTGTCGGCAAACTGCTTGCTCTGCTCGGCGCCCTGGTAGAGCGCGTAGACCAGGCCGCCCAGCACGGTGACGGCGCCGCCCACGGCCACGCGGAACGGCGTGATCAGCGATGCGACGGTGCGGAAGACGTTGCCGACGCTGCCGAACACGTCGAGCACCTGGCCGCCCTGTTGCAGCAGGATGGTGATCGGCGGGATGCCGCTGGCCAAGCTGGCCACGACGTCGGAGACCGTGTACTGCAGCGTCTGCAGCTGGTAGCGCGCGACGCCAGACGTGCGCCCGAACTTGTTCAGGCTCTTCTCGGCGGACTCGATGCGCTCGATGTACGGGCGCACCTGGTCGGCCACGCCGCGGCGAGCCGCCTCCTCGAGGAGGAGCTGGGTGCGCGTCTTGCCGATCGCGTCGGCCTGCTGCTGCAGCGACTGCACGAAGCGAGACGCGGCCTCCTGCTCCGAATCGGCCTTGCGCTTGGCGGCGGCCGCGACTTCGTCGGCGGCGCGCTTGGCGGCCTCCTGCTGCTGGCGGTACTGCACGACCAGCGGGTTCTGCTGCTCGTTCAGCTGGCCCTTCAGCTGTTGGAAGCGCTCGAAGCTGATGTCGCCGGCGCGGAAGCTCTCCTCGAGCACCGCGAGGCTGCGCCGGTAGTTCTGCGTGAAGCCGGCCAGCGACGCCGAGAGATCCTCGAGCGCCGCCTTGCGCTTGGCCGCGGCCGCGACTTCAGCCGCTGCCGACTCCTGCGCCTGCTTGGCGATCAGCTCGGCGGCCGCCTTGGCCTCCTCCGCTTCGCGCTGGCGCTGCTGCACCGCCGGCTGCTTGTTGACCAGCTCGGTGCCGGCCTGGCGCGCCTGTTGCGGCGTGATGAGGCCGGCTTCGCGTAGCTCCCGAATGGCTTGAAGCTGCTGGCGGTACGTGGCGGTCAGGCCGTTCTGCGCATCGATCAGCTTCTGGGCGCTGAGGCGGCGCACCTCGCCGGCCTGGCGATCGGCCTCGGCCAGCTGCTCGGCCTGCCGGCGCGCGGCTTCGGCCGCGGCGGCCGCCTCGTCGTCCTGCTTGCGGCGCTCCTGCGAGACCGGCTGGCGCGACACCAGCTCGATCCCAGCCTGGCGGAACTGCTGCGGCGAGATGGCGCCGGCGTCGCGCAGGTCGCGCAGCGCCTGCAGCTGCTGCCGATAGGTCGCCGTGAGCCCGTTCTGCGCGTCGACCACGCGGCGGGCCGCCTGCACCTGCGCTTCGGCGGTGAGGCGCGACTGCTCGGAGATCTGCCGCTCGGCGTTGCGCACCTCCTCGGCCGCGCGCTGCCGCGCCTGCACGCCGGGCTGACGCGACACCAGCTCGCTGCCGGCGGTGCGGAACTGCTCGGGGGACAGCGCGCCGGAGTCACGGAGCTCGCGCAGCGCCGCCAGCTGGCTCCGGTAGGTTGCGCTCAGCCCGTTCTGGGAGTCGATGATCTTCTGCGCGGCGGCGCGGCGCTGCTCGGCGGCGACGCGCTCCTGCTCGGCGAGCTCGCGCGCGGCTTGCTGCTGCGCGGCCTTCGTGCGGATGTCCTGCACGGCGGCCTTCGCGCTCTCCTGCGCGGCCGCGATCTGCGCCTTGAACGAGTCCGGCGTGATCTGGCCGGATGCGAGGCTCTGGATGAGATCGCGCTGCTGCTTCTGGTAGGCGACGGCAACGGCGTTGATGCTCTGCACCAGCTCGCGCTGCGAGTTCGAGCGCTGGGCGTTGGCCGCGATCTCGCGCGACGCCGCCTGCGTGATCGCATCGCCGCCGGCGACGGTGGCCGTGCGCCGCTCACCTTCGGCGATCTTCTCGATGTACTTCGAGGCCTGCTCGGTCAAGCCCAGGTACGCGGCCTTCAACGCGAGCACTTCGCCGCGCGAGCGCCCAGCCGTCTCGGCCTCGCGCTCCAGCTGCTTCAGCAGCGACTGGCGCGCACGCTCGAGGCGTTCCGATTCGCGCGTGGCGATCTGCGTGATCCGCGAGACATCGCCCTCGAATCGAGCGAGACCGACGGTCAAGTCGATCGTCAATGAAGCGAGCGCCATGCATTAGCTCCAAAGAGAAACGGCACCCGAAGGTGCCGTTTCCGTTTGCCGTGCCTGCGTCGCCCTGCCAAACCAGGCCGCGCCTATCCCTTCAGGGATCTGCCACGCCGAGTTCAACTTGCTGACGGTCGCATTATGCACTTGCGTCTTCCCCAGGTTCCGGGCTCGCGTCCGGTGGTGTGTCGGGCTTGAACATCTTGATGGTGTAGAGCCTGTGGATCAGGCCCTCGACATCAGCGACGCCAAGCATCTGCACGATCAACTCGAACCCCGACCAGTCGATTCCGCCCATGCCGTTCTCCAACGTGTTGAAGACGCGGATGGCGAGGTCATCGTCTTCTGTGTAGACGATGTCCTCACCTTCCCACGTGACACCGGGCTGCTGTGCGACTAGTCGGGACTGGAGTTTTTTGCCGACTCGGCCTTGCTGTTGAGGTACGTGACGACCGAGTTGAGGATCGCGTCCGCCACCTTCTGCTGGTAGGCGGTCGAGTCGGCCACGACCGCGGCCCAGATGTCGGCATCGAACGGCACGACGGCGTCACCACCGACCGCAGAGCCGAGCAGGTCGGCCTCCTTGAAGCCGTCCCAGCCCACGGTGTACTTCTGGACGTGCTCGAGGCCGACTTCCCAGGTGCCGAGCTTCTTCTCCACGTCCACGTGCTTGAGCATCGAGCCGAATTCGGTCTCCGGGGGGCGGACGATCGTCACCGACTTTCCGTCCCCCAGAGGCACGACCTGCTCACGACGACGGCGCATCTGCGCCAGCAGGATCTCCTTGCTCATGGCTCAGCTCACAGCGCCGGCAGGTAGCAGATCTGACCCTTGACGGTCAGGCTCAGCTGGCCGGTGCCGGTCGCGCCTTGCGTGAGCGACTCGCCCGGGATCGACGGCTGACCGCGGAAGATGCGTTGCGCACCCTTGGCCAGCGTGATGCGCACGACGATCTCGCCTGCGGCGCGGGCCACCTGGCGGATCTTCGTGAGCGCGTCGTTGTCGGCCTCGAGCGAGCGCAGGTCGATCGTCACGGTCTCGGCCGCCAGCTTGACGGTCTCGAGCTTCTCCGTGGTGTCGAGCAGCGTGCCGACGTCCTCGGTCCGCGGCGCGCCGCCACCCAGCTGGTACTGGGTCGCCTGCGCGATCGTGCGCCACGCGCTGATCGGCACGAAGAGGCCGGACGCGAACGTCGAGAACTCGCTGGTGTCGATGCCTTCGAGGCCGAAGTTGTCGGCGCTCGGCGAGCCGGCGCTCGAGATGCGCACGGCCTGGCCATCCAGCTGGTCCATGCCTTCGACGCCGCTGAAGTAGCCGACGCTGCCGATGGCGAGAGCGTGGCCGGTGACGTGCGCGACGCCGGGGCTGGCCTGCGTCACATCCAGCACGGTGAGAGGCGCAGCCTCGGTGAAGCCAACCTCGATGCGAACCGAGCGGCCCTTGACGAAATCTGCCATGGCAGTGTCCTTTCAATGGAAGAGAGATGCCCAATCGCGGGCGGGGTTGGGAAACGAAAAGCCCGCCGGGTGGCGGGCTTCGGGGAGTCGAGCTGACCGAGTGATCAGCTGCGAGGGTTCAGGGATCTGACGCGTTCGATGTAGACCGGGCCCCAGAGCTCCTCGGTCTCGATGTAATTGCGGTTCGGCGCGATGACGAACTTGCCTTGCGCATCGCGGCGGTAGCGCAGCACGTAGCCGAGCTCGTCGTCGGCGACGATCGCGTCCTTGATCTCGCCGCTGTCCATGAAGATGCGCGCCGTCACGCGCGGCCGATCGTTCGTGGTGACGCGCATCAGTTCATCTCCTCGTACGGCGTTTCGAGCCACACGGAGACGTAGAGCACGACGCAGCGCACGTCGACCACCGGATCGAGGCCGTCGGGCGCGTTGTCGTCGAGCGGCAGGCCGGAGGCCTCGAGGATCGCCGCGACTTCGTCGGAGAGATCCCCGGACTCGTCGCGCGTCTCGCCCCAGCACTCCAGCTGGTAAGTCTCCTTGTGCTCGAGCAGCGTGTTGTCGAGGCCGTAGTCCCGCTTCACCGCCACGCGGTGGCCGATCACGACGGGATAGGTCTCGCCGTCCGGCGCCGAGTCGATGTAGATGCGATCGCCGGCGCGCGTGCGCGGGCTCGCGCCGACCAGCAGGCCGGAGATGTGCTCCCATCCGATCATCGGTTCACTCCAGGCAGGTCGAGCTGCTGCAGGTCGGGCTTGAGCGAGGCCTCGATGGCGCGCAGCGCCGGGCCCTGCAGCTCACGCGCGCCGATCGTCAGGAACGGCCGCGCGGCCATCTTCTTGGTGCCGAAGTGCACGAAGCGCCAGTAGAACG